TTATCTGGCCTGAACTGCCGGAGGCGTAGGCCATTCAATATCTGGCGCACCGGAAGTATCGACCAGTTCCAGTGCGTCCAGATAATCCAGCCACAAATTATATTGCGCCAGTTCCTCACCTTTCAGCCGGCCAATAGCCGCTTTACCAGGCCATTGTTTACTGTTCATATAATCGTTGGCCTGATTAATCAGTTGCTGCTTTTCCAGTTCGGCTGCAGCAATTTGTTCCTCATGTGTTGGTGGTGGAATTTCAGACCATGCAGGAAAACCATTTTCTCCAGCGATACGGATTTTTCCTTTCGGCGGTAATCCGGAAAACTCAATATACACTTGCTCATCAACTTCAACAGCATCATCTGGCCATGAGTCAGCTTGAGTGTAATCCTCTTTCATCTCCAGCGGATAGAAAGAGTTTGTAGTCGCGGAATATATGTAATTCATTTTTCACTCCATATAGCTAAATTAACAGCCTAACGCTAAAAATGAAGCGCCGAGGCCAGGAATACAGGCTCTGGATATAAATTTAACCGGGTCGGGACTAAAACCTACACAGGCAATATAACCAACAGCCCCGCTATCTGGTGTGTAGTCTTGTGAGACCAAAACACGCAGACATCTGTTTGGAAATGCAATCGGGAAATGGGTTACTACATCCTGTGCAATGCCTGGTGCGCCGATTGAGCCCCACTGAAGAATAAAACCTGATGGTAATTTTTGATATCCAGTACCTGAAACAGAAAGCGTGAAGCTACCCATATCAGGTATCTGATTCGCCCCTGTCCCTACATTCCTTTTAGCCGCTTCTCCCAAACCAAGGTTTGTGCGAGCGTCTGCGGCATTCGTTGCGCCGGTACCACCTTGATTAACCGGCAAAGCTCCGTTGCTCCCCTTCTGCAGTAATTTCCCAAGAGCTGGGATTGATAAACTGGTGCCATTGATCGTAACGGTAATGTTCTGGTTGGCTGAGGTTGTGGCGAACGTCTCCCACGCACCAATATTCTCGTCATACTCCTTGATAAGCTGCGACATGGCCAGCGCCAGCCCATCAACCGAGATATTGTCTGATACCAGAATGCCGTACTTCTGGCCGCTCAGCGCCGGTGATGCAGCAGGCGTTACCGTCATTGACGTGGCGCTATTCACGGATGAAATCTGGAACATCTGAACCGGGTTAGACATGACAATAATCGTCTGGCCAGCGCGAACCTGGCTGGCCGGTGCAGTCCAGTTTGTACCGGAGCCGGTTGCGGTATTTCCGTTAATAGAGATAGTTCCGGTGCTATAAATCATAACAACTCCTAAATTTAGACAACATGAATCCCGGAGAGGTATATAACCATCACCAGAAATAATTTCTGAATTGGTTTTTAATACATGTTGGGCAACGCCAGTGTTGGCATAGCTATAGTTGTATCAAATGCCATTGACCACCCACCCAAATAATAATTGCCGACTACTTTATTCCTTTCCGCTATGACATTCCCACCTGTCATTACAATTCCTTTATACCTAATATTTCCGTAACCACCAACGTGTCGACAGTTAGCCCCGGTATAAACAATCTGGCAAAATTCATCACCAATATTCAGGTTCGCATTGGCGATATTTATTGTCCCATCAAAAATGAATGGCTTCGTGCAAGTAAGAAGACGTTTGCGTTGACGATTGGTTTATTCAATCCATCAACTAAAATACCTTGTAAACGAATTGCCATGAGTTGTGCCCTTATATAAGATCGGGGTTTACATCTTAAATTATATCCCTATATAGTTGTTACACACAAACATAAAGGAGTTCGAAATGAAGACTTTAATCTGCGCCATTATTCTTTCTATGACTGCTACTTTTGCTTATGCAACTGGTCATTCCAGTGGTACTGGTGGCCCAGGTAATGGTGGAGCCGGTGGTTCATCACTAGGTGGGCATTAATATTGAGCACCAGACTGCCATCTATGAAGGCACTACCGCTGGTAAAGCTAAAGCTGAGTGGATGAAAGGTAAAAAAGTTAAACCTGATTGCTCACCAGCTATGAACCGTGTTGGTTGGTCTGAAGGTTGTAAATAATAAATAAGGGCCATAAGGCCCTTATTTTATGAGTAACTAAATGATCCTGATCCCCTTGTCACAATCATGGTTGGACTTCTTAGCCATCTTTTAGTAGCGCCCTGCTTAAATACAATTTTTGCAGTTACAGTTGCCGAAGTAACACCTATAAAAGTGGCCATAACTGTACCAGACGTGGACAGCATACCTCTTTCTGAATCCCGAATGGATGTACCTGCGGATGCGCTTTTTGTAACACCATTCACGGTGATCTCCACCCCTAGTAACGACCCTGGATAGTTAGGAACACCAGAAATGTTAGCCATGACTGTGATGGTCTTGGTTGTATTAGCTGTATCCATATAGGTGATTGTACGCGTCATGTCAAATGTACTACCTTCGCCGTATAAATCGTCAGCAACACCCATGTTACATACATCACCGATAAAACTTTGCGCTTCTACAGTTCCTTTGAACTTACCGCTTGTTGCTTGGATCTCACCAGTAAAGCTACCGCCACTAGCATATACTACACCTCTGACGGTCACATTGTTGAATTCAGCATCTCCAGCTTTATTCAACTTCCAGCCAGCAGAACCAGCTGCATAGTTGTTGGACTGGATATAGTTGCCGATTTTGGCGTTCTCAATGGTGCCGTCCTGGATGAAGCTGGCCCGGATGAATGTCTGCCCGTTCTGGATCACGAACGGCAAAGCTACGCTATTTCCGGCTGCCGTGGTGACGGCGAAGCGGTCAGCCAGGAAGATAACCTGCGACTGCATGCCTGACGGCGTGTTCCCAACGCCAATCCCCATGCCCGAGGCGTAATACTGACCGTTGCTGGAAACGCCAACCTTGATGTTATACATCGCGCTGAGGTCGCCATTAACGTTGGCTATCGCCTGAGCATTAGTGGTGATGGCTGAGGTATGCCCGTTCACCGTAGCCGTAATGCCGTTTATCTGCGTGGCGGTGGCCTGCTGATAGTCGGAGAACGTCTGGTTCAGGCTGTTGATGGATGCCTTGTTGCCGTTAACGTCCGTCTGCAGGCTCAGCAGCGAGCGCGCCGTTGCCTCCCTGTCGTTGGCAATCACCTCATCAATACGGTCCAGATTCGCGCTGTTGCCGGCGACCGATGCAGAAAGGGTTTTACGCGTGGCCACCTGAGCGAGGTTGGCCTGGATTATCGCAATTGCAGAGTTCTTCACCCCGCCCGTCATGCCGTCCATCGACACAGAAATCTCGTCGATCTTCACTTCGGCCTGAGCCAGCCCGTCAGCGTTCTCCAGGATGTCTTTCGCCTGCTGCTCGAGTTCGTCGGCATGGTTTTTAATTTCGTCAGCCATGCCAGCAATTTTTTCATTGCTGTCCACAGCGTTCTCGATCATGTCTTTGAACGTATCGGAGCCTTTCATGTCCTCCAGGATCACATCTGTGATGTCGGAAACATCGATGCTGGCCTGTCCTCGCACCCATTCTGTGTACCCTGATTCGTTGCCGCTGCGGTCCACCAGCTGAGCGCGGTACCAGAAAATCTGCCCAGCCTTGAGGCCCATCTGCTGATATTTGCGCTGCGGATAAGGCACATCGGCCAGCAGCATCGCATCGTCCTCGGTTCCGGTCAGGCTGTACTGAATTTCCGTCTTCAGCGTGTCGTCGGTATTCGCCGGGAATCCCCAGTTCAGCTCGATGCCGAAATCCACATTTTCAGAAGCGATGAAGCCAACCGGCTTCGGTGGATTGCCCACTTTACCCGTAAGATTTACTTCTGGTGATGTCGACCACACTGATGAAACGTCGCTGGCGTTCACCGCCCTGACGCGGACCAGATAGCGACCCGAGTAGATACCCTGCACTTCAAAGCCGAGAGAAGACGTTCGTGGCACACTAATCCAGTTGCCGCTGTCACGCCGCCATTCCGCCTCGTACGCAACTGCACCCTGAACAGCATCCCAGGCAACGCGCATGGTGGTAATCGCAATGTTCTGGTTAACCGTAGAGTAACTGTCTACGACGATATTTCCTGGGGGAGCCTGAACCCCTGGCGGAATGACACTGACTGGCCGCTCGTCCAGTCTTGCGCCGGTATCAACAGCGGAATAGATATCAGGGTTGTAAGTCGTCCCGGTGACCTCGAAAGTACCGTCGTTGTTGTCCCGCGTTCCCGTAACACGGAAAAGCGCTATAAACAGATCGTCAGAGTCCACACCCCAGTTACATTCAGCCTCCGGCGTTTCGCTGTAGGGTGTGGTGACAGTGACTGTGTTTCCGTTAACGGCCTGGACGGTTCTGGCCTGAGCTGTGCCTGACGGAAGATTCAAAAACAGCCTGTTACCGGCTTTCACATCAGCAGCGCGATCGAGGGTTATGTTGCGGCCGTTAACCGCACTCACCCTGCCGCCGATAGTTCTTCCGGCCAGCTCGTTAGCAGCCACGCCGATCACCTCACCAACAGGGGGGACGTCCATGCCTGTGCTGAAGGTCACCACCTCGCCGATACCGTTGGTAAGCAGCGCCCAGCGCCCCCGCCGGTTTGCCTCTGACTGCCTGGTGCAGCCGATCGCAGTCATTTCGAGCTGACGATAATCGAAGCGCATGGCCAGATCGCTATCGTAAACAGGCTCAGGCGTATCTTTGTAGTGGTTGGCAGGGTCTGACCAGTTCACCAGCGCGGCAGTGTTTCGGGTGGTTTCACTCGGGTCCGCAAAGGTAAATTTACCCTCAACTACGCTGGCGTGGTTATAGATATGCCACACATCGCGGGGCATATCAGCCAGGACATACATCTTATTGTCACCCCAGTACGTCATGCCGCGAAATATACCCGCCAGATCACGAAGTACGGTCCAGGCGTCATTACGGTCCTGGATATAAACGTTGCAACGAAAACGCGGCTCCGTCCCGCTGCCGCCCTTGCCGTCTGGTACCAGCTGATCGCAATACTGGGCGATGCGATAAAGTTCCCACTTGTCTATCTGAGTCGCATCGATTCTTTGCCCCAGCCCGAAACGCTCGTTCAGAATGATGTCGTAATAAATCCAGGCTGGGTTATCCGTCCATGCCCATTTAAACACACCTTCCCATGTACCAGAGTAAGTGCGGGTTTCAGGATCGTAGGTATCAGGTACACGGATGATTCTCCCCTTCGGATTGCACACAACCTGAGGAATGCCATTAGGGAACTGCTTTGCGTCAAACTCTACATACAGCAGCGCTGTGTTAACGTAGCGAAGTTTGGCGTCAATAATTTCAGTTACAGCTACAACGCGCATGGTGTCCACGATATTCACGCTCGTGGAATCCGGCGTGATTCTGCGAACCCGTAACTGCCAGCCAGTCGAGGATTTTGGAAGGTTAACGCGGTGACTGCGCTCATAAAGCGACGTGGTTTTGTCATCGACAGCACCGTTAACCACCGTTTCATACGGCCCGCCATCTACCGACAGATCGATAGCATACTCGACGCGGGTGCCGACTTTGTCGCCGTTGTTTTTCTGGAGCAAGAGAGTTGGCCATCCCAGGCGAATTCGCAGCGCAGAGAGCTGCGTGTTGGATACCGCGCGCACGTACGGCACAGCCTGTTTCAGCTCGTATGAAACCTGAAGTTCGTTTTCAATGCCGGGGAAGCCCTGAATGTAGTCCTGGTCCTGAGTACCGGAACGGAACTCATATTTCACATTATTGAAGTTATAACTTCCGTCGGCGTTCTGAAGAGGCGTGTACGAAGATGAGTCACCAAGAAAAATGTTTTTACCATCAAGCCCGCCAGCGAACTCACCCTCTCCAAGCGCAATCAGCACCTTTGCCCTTGCAATGGACTGAATGCTGTCCGGTGCTTCAACGGGTGTTCGGGTCTGATTGCTGCCACCTTTACCGCGGCCTTTGATGATCGTCGTCGTCATATCGCGTCCATAAAAGAAGCCACCGTCAGGTGGCTTGAAATGGGTAGTTTGGTTTATTGCTGATCTTCTGCATAAATCCCGGCTGAGATAATCGCACCGCCTATTTCCCTCTGTCCGTAAAGCAAAGGAACGGGGTTACCGGATGCCGTAGTATTGACGGGTCCGCCAAACGCATAGGAAGGCTTATTATCTGGGTCCTGTCGCATCCTCAGACCAGCAACCTGAGGGGAAAGCATTTGCACTACACCACCCACAGCCATAGAACCAGCTGCGGCATATAGCGCCATTTGTGTACCTGCTGCCCATCCTATTGGGTTCCACCAGGTAAAAGCCGCAATTGCGGCGGCAGTAACAATTTGAAAGAGGCCCGCCCTTTTACTGCCGCGTATTACAGGGATAATGCGAAGTTCATCGCCAGGTCCAAGAAGATCAAACTCTTCCTTTCCTATGTTTATTTGGTTTCGGAAGATGACAAAGTCCAGCCCCTTCGCTCTGGTCTCACGCAGGTAGGCATCAAATCCATCAATTGTGTTAGATAGCGCCCTGAATACCTCACTGGCAGACGTTAACGCGCGGCGGTGGGTCCTGCCAAATCGCTGAGCCATTGAACCACTGAGTTTAATGACGGTTTTTCTTTCCATTACATCAAATCCTTATAGCGCAGAATTTTGATGGTACGGTCACGATAATAGCCACCGTATGGAATGCGCTGACTTAGCTGGCCATACATGTGGTGAAGGAGCACATTACCCTCAAGCAAAATACCCGCGTGGTTTGGGACTGCGGACTGTACCTGCATGATCACCATGTCACCTGGCTGGGAAGGCCCGTCGAACTCCCTGAATCCACACTCATACCAGTTGTCCATGTAGAGGTTTTCGCCCTGCTCCCACCAGTGACGATCCACGCTGTAATTCGGTAACGTAATACCGTGCTCAGTACGGAAGTAATCCATGATGAGAGACCAGCAGTCGGCGTGACCGAGCACAAACTGGCGACCAGTTAACGGGCGATCACCACGAGGCATGACGGTACGAATATCCCCTTCAGGCCAGGATGCAATTACCCAGGGCAATTCAGTGGCATCGCACATCAGCATGTCGAGTTCACTGGGCTGGGTTGTCGCGCCGTCACCAGGATGGCTGTGCACGATAGCAACTACTGTGCCCTGCTCTTCAGCCGCTGCATAATCTTCAGGAGACAATTCAAACTGCTCAGTCGGGGATTCAGCCTGATTTCTGCAAGGGATGTATTTCTCTACTCGCCACTTCTGTATGACAACGCCACAGCATTCGTCTGGACACGATGCGGCCGCGTGCGCCAGAATGGCGCTAACTGTTTTGTCGCGCATGATTATCCTCTCAGAAGTGAAGCCCCGGGGAACCCGCCATAATCCAGCTGCTCATTCTCTCCGAAACGAGGTTTGCAGCCCGTTGACAGCAGTCCGGAGCAAACATCCTGTGAAGGATCGTCCACACGGTTGCCGTCTTTATCGAACCAGCCGTTTTGCCCGGCGTAGGTGCAGCCGTTCCCGGTTTTGTACCAGCCCCGCATGCACCACGTGCACATTGGCTGAATTTGCCGGGTCGGAATAAGTTGCCCGCGCAGATCGGCTGGACTGGAAAGCTCAAACTCTACGGTTTCATCGTCTGACCCTGATTTACGGTCAATGTAATAAACCTGTTTGCGCTCCTCGTTTGGATTCGCAGTCGGGTTCCCGCCAGGAAAATTTCTTGCGTCCAGGTAGTGTGCAAAGGTGTCATGGATGATCACCTTTGCTTTAGCCATCCCCTGAAATCTTCGGCACAGCGCGCCAATCGTGCCGCTGATGTTTGCCACGGTGAGAGACGGCCGTGAACTCTGCCCGTCACTGCTGACAGATATGCCGGTCAGTTCATACGGCCACGCGCCATACTCCTGCCCATGCCACCACACCGACTTCGGCTCAAGTTTTGACTCGTCGCCGCCTGCGGCGATGATTTCCGCCTCGGTATGCGGGATTGTCTCGTTGTGAAAGCGAAGAATACCCGCACCGAACGCTGAGCCGTCCACCTCGATCAGGCGGACGCGCTTACCCGGTTCCAGTTTCTGGACATCAGATGAAATACTCATGGATGGTATGCCTGTATGAATGTGCTGCTGAGGGTGTATTTTTTGTTGCCGTGGGTAGATATCTGGAAGGATTCCGCGCGCCATAAACATGAAGGCTCAAGCGGCGGCTTCCAGATAAATGACTTCCACCCGGCATGTCTGTTGAGAAAGTTTTTAATGGCCTGAATGTAAGCCTCGTCACCGGTAAAGCTCACGCTCCACTGAGGTGTTACCGGGTTGATACCGTCTCCGGCCACCTGCGCATAGCCATCGCCAAACTGTGCCTTTCGGGTACGAAAATTTGTATCAACCTGAGAGGCAACCTTTGGGCACCAGCTGAAGGTTTCGACTGCCATGGTTAAACCCCCTTGATTAAACGCCACAGAGGCGATCCAGGCATGCTGGCCTGTTCGTTAATGACGCCAGTGATGGCATCCTTAAGCTGCCAGCCTGCTGCTCCGGCAGTACCATGACTGGACGCCTGTGGAGATCCGCCCTGAATATTGATATCGCCGAAGTTAACTGAAGGCACGCCGCCAGAGACCTGCGGCATCCCTACTGCGCGAACAGCAAGATCACCATTAGGTGCCCGCGTGAGTGGCATAATGGCTTCAGGACCTGCCTCGCCGAAAATCCCCGCACCTTTGGCAAAAGCAAACAGCTGAGGCGTCTGAAAAACGCCATTGCTGTATGCGCTCAGGGATGGGGAGTCGTAAACATTACCTTTGGCATTAAAGGTGAAGTTAGCACCAGCATTCTGAATAGCGGTACCGCTACTGGCGGTCGCTGCCGAAGATGCGCCGAAACTGAAGAGAGAACCAATCGAACTGACGCCGTTGGCAACAGCCATATTGACCAGAACATTCTGGATGATCTTCAGTACACTAACGCCCCAGTCTTTCCAGCTGTCGACGTTACCGTTAAGCATGTCAGTAATGGTGGTAACCGCCCCGCCCATAGCCTGCTTCATGCCATCTGCCGCCATAGAGGAATAATCCGTCGCCTCATCCACCCAGTTTGCATAGCCTTCAGACAAGCCCGTCATCCAGTCGTCACGCTGCGCATCAGAAGCTGCGTAATATCCCTCCTGGTCGCGCAGGCGCTCTTCGAGGTAGCGCTTATTAAGTGCCCGCCCCTGCTGATAGAACGTCTCGTCGATTTCACCAGCCTGACGCTGGCGGAGAAGATCGGTATTCTTCTGCTCAAACTCCTTACGCAGATTGAACTGCTCCTGAAGTCTTTCACGGAACCGGGAGCCCTGCCCGTATCCCAGCAGTTGCGCTTCATTGGCTGCGCGGGCGCTGGCGTTACTGTCGGCAAGGTTGGCTTCGTAATTTCGCAGTTGCTCACGTAATTTAACCTGGTCAATCAGCGCAGCATTCTGCAATACCGTCTTTTTCTGGGCTTCTGTCAGAGAAGCAAGTTCGCCCTGGCTGACCTGGTATTTAACCTTCGCCAGTTCAGTATTCTGGCCTTGCAGGGCAATCTGCTCTTTTTGCTGCTTGATAAGGCGCTTATACACATCCTCGGTTTTCTCGCCTTCGGTTTTACCACCCTTCGCCTTAGGTTTGTTGGCCTCATTATTCCGCCATTCAGCAAGACCGTTATTAATCAACTCCTGACGGCCTGTCTGGAATTGCGGATCACTGGTTAACCCCAGGTCATCGGCTGCATAACTCAGACGCAGGCGCTCTTTGGCCTCACCCTTCAGGCGTGACAACTCAAGATCCCGGCGACTCTTTTCGAGAGCATCAGTTTGCTTTTTGTCGAGGTCTGCCTGAGGAAGTCTGAGCGGAACATTAGCAAGCCCCTGGCGAACCATAAGGAGTTGATTGCCCAGCCCTAACAGGCGGTTAAATTCAGTATGTTGACCATTCATCATGATCATCGACTGATATACCGCATTTTGTCGCCAGGCTTGTTCGCGAATTAAATCATTACGACGCCGTTCAATTTCTTCCAGAGCCTGCTGTATGCCGCGAGATTTATCTCGCATGTCATTTAATTTTCCCTCTTCAACAGCAAGTTGATCCGTAACAATAGCTATCGCTCTCAGTATATTTGCATCGTTCTCGCTGGTAATACCTGGTTTGCCGCGAGAAGTATTCAAATCGTCTATTTGAGCTTTCAGCTCACCAACTTTTCTGGATTGCTCATCAACCAGGCGATTTTGCTCAACTAGGGCACCAACAGTTTTCCCCCTATTGTCGTCTGTTTCCGACAAAGACATTCGGGATGTTTTTTCTCTAATTTCGTCAATTTGACTGGCGTATTCCTGGGCAGAACGACGGGCCTGCTCCTGGTTTTGGTACATCGCATACCAGGCACCGGCCCCAAGCATTACCAACCCGGGCACGCCACCAATAAGCCCGAGTGCCCCACCCATAAGGCGTGAGCCTACTGATGTAACGCTATTGAGATTGCTTTGAGCTGAAACACGGTTTGCAAGGTTACGACTTAAGGCAGCCTGAGCAGCAGCAAGGCGCCTTTCAGAAACGGCCTGAGCATCAGCATTTTTGGCTGCAACCAGGCTTGCCTGAGCACGCTCAAGAGCTGTTCTGGCCCTGACTTTTTCCGTAGCGGTACCAGTTGCAAGAGCAGTAGTCAGCCTGGCTTGAGCTGCTGTAACCTTTGCTTCTGCTGCGGCAATTTTCTCTTGCTGAGCAGCCTGAACATCTGCGCTACGCGATCTCTGTACAGCTTGCTGAGCCCTATAAACCTCCGCCCTTGAGGCGGCAACGGCAGACTGTGCAGCCTTATCCTGTGCAACGGCAAGAGCAACCTCTGACTTAGCCGCAGAAATTAGCGCGCCGGTTGCGCTCGTGGCGCTTGTTACTACTCCACTGAGATACCTTGCCAGCCCAACGCCAACAAGTGCACCCGCCACTGTTGTGATCGTGGACATATTGTCTGCAACATCACTTAGTGCGCCACTTACTGCCGAAGAGGTAAATGAATCAAGCGTTTGGGCAACTCCGTATAGGCCACCAGATAGCGCATCGGTAGCACCTGTAGCCTGGTTGACACCTCCAACCCATGCCATGAACGAGTTTGTGACTTTTTGCAGGGATCCGGAAACTGTTTGCGGCATGCTGGCAAACTCACCCTGTAATGAGCCCAACTGGCTCATTAATGCAGGAACAACCTTATCAATCGTAAGTTGCCCCTGGTCAGCCATGCTCTTCAGGTCTTTGCGGGCCACGCCCATTCCGGCGGCAAGTGCGCGGATAACACGATCACCTGCTTCGTTAACGGCGTTGAATTCTTCACCGCGAAGAACGCCCTGCGCCAGAGCCTGGCTGAATTGAGTGATAACAGAACTCGCTTCCTGAGTATTAGCCCCCGAAAGTTTAAGGCCGGTAGAAACAGCTTCGGTAATTTTCAGAACTTCGTCAGAGCTATACCCAAACTCACGCATTGAAGCAGCTGCGCGTGAAAAAAGGTTTGCGTTGTCTGAAAACGCGGTGCCAGTTCTTTGGCTGATTTCCATTAACTGGCGCTGAGAGGCAGCAAAATCATCAGCTGAAGATGATGCCTGCTTAAGACGGGCGTTTACTGAATTCCACTCATCAGCAATCTGCACGAGCTTACCAGTCGCAAAAGCGGCCGTAGCAGCAGCAGCGGCTCTTCCTGCCGATGCAAACCCAGCGGTCAGATCAGATAACGCCCTTTCGCTCTCTCGGGCGGCAGCGGCAGCCTGCCGACCGCCATTTTGCATGGTTCGGTAATAATCCTGCCCCATGCGTGAGGCGCGGGAAATTTCCGACTGGAATGACTGCGAGTTAGCGGAAATTTTGATTATTAACTCACGTAATGTTGCCATCAATTTTCTCCAGGCGAAAAAAAAAGCCCATCAACGGGCTTTTTGTTGTGATATAAACCTCATGGCTTGTCTAAAAATTCTCTCAGAGCTTCCGATTTATTGCATGAATCTTTATTAATCGTCATCCCTGCCTCTTTTTGCTTTTGACAGAAATAGTAGTAATCATCGTTTGTTTTTATATAGCCCATGAATTTAAAAAAAGCCTTTTTACACAATTCAGGATTTGCATGATCAGAGCAAATCGTAGACGTATAGCTTTGCAACTCATTTGGTTCTAATGGAGCCAGTGTTTGAGTTGCATTTGAAACACAACTGAAACCAAAAAATAATACAAATAAGACTAGTTTTTTCATTGCCTTCACCAAATCATTAAAAAAAATAATCCTATTATTTTGTAGTTCATTTGTCACTGAGTTGCAGCTGTAAGTGCAGCCTCAAGCCCTGCAAACGGGTCCTTCGGTTCTGATTGCTCATCACCACCCCAGCGCAGGATCGCATCGTCCAGCGGTACTTTTGCCCCCTGCGAGCCGTAGATGGCAGAGACGAGCTGGGCTGCCTGAATGTCGCCACGGATATCGCCAACCGGACTTTGCCTGTCGTACTCAATCCACATCAGAAGCTCGCTTGCCGTCATATTCTGTCGAAGCTCTGAGAGCGTGCGCCCCATACGGAGCGCAAGCGACATCAGAAACTTTACGCCGGGGGTTGAGACTTTTCCCGCGCTTCGTCCGCGTTGTTGATCAGGTCAAGCGCCTGTTTGAGCAGGCGTGAATGGACGGGGCCGTAGATTTCACGCACCTGCTCTTCTTCGTCTACGCTGAATACCGGCTGCTTATCGGTGTCACACAGAACGTCAATGAAGAGCACCACGTCAGCGCAAAGATTACGGTGTGCCTTTTCCGATACTGACACATTTTCATCATCAGCACCCGCTTTCACCACTTCCTGCCAGCGCAGCCAGGCTTCACCTGACGGCTCACGGAGAACCACTTTGACGCCTTCCCACTCAGGAACGGCGACCGTCTTATGACGAAATCCCGACATCTTAGCCAGGGCGAGATTTTTAATATTCTTCATGAGACCTCTCAGGAGCCAGCTCGATGTTTTCAGGCTTACCTTTCAGGCGCAGGGAGAACGTTGCCGCCACTACGCCGTTGGTACCGGAAGACCAGGTGTGCTGGCGGATTTCAGCCAGGAACTTAAAGCCCTTGCCGGACGGGAAGATAACCTGGAACGCGTAGGTCGTATCGTTGTCATACGCTTCACGCAAGGCGTCCTGCGCCGGATTCTTGTAGAAGTTGCCGGACAGAGAGATTTCTGACGGAGAAGACAGGCCGTTGATGTTCTCCTGCTCGGTAGAGCAAAGTGTTGTTACGTCGATATCCTGCTTCTGACCACCGGTGAACTGAATTTCTTTGATGGTGCAACTCAGATCGAGGAAGGTTGCTGAATCCATCGTTTCTTTGGTGGCTGGCAGGGAGGAAATAAGGATCTTCGTCAGCTGCGATTTTTCATAAAGTGCAGACATATCTGTCTCCTGGAAAAAGAAAACCCGCCATTAGCGGGCTCGTTGGGTGAATTAATTGTCAGGGGGTAACTTTAAAATCCAGGGTGGCACGGTAGAGCCGACGGTCTGGCTCGTATCCGTGGATTTTTACCACCTCTGTAGGGTTTAACGGCTTAAGCGAAGAGAGCGCCAAATCTCTCAGAGAGCGTGATTCTTTTATGGTCGTTGAATACACATCGACCTGAACGGAAACCCTGCTCTCTGCCTGGCCACACAGTACGTCAGCGGAAACATCATCGACGATGGAAAAGATAATCCATGGTGGAGAGACAGACGGTTTCCCGTCACTACCTAATGGCGCAACATAGGGGTATACCCGTCCCTCTGCCAGGGTAGAAAGCAAGGCGTAGATATTATCTTCATTCACTTGCTCAGCACCTCATCAATAGCCTGATTCATCCTGGCAATGGCGACGCTGGCGGCCTCTTCCTCGCGCGTATCGTAAGCGGGTCGCACAAAAGGATGCGCAGGCATGTTCGCAGTGCCAAGCTCCACAAAGCGCCAGTAAAAGGCGTTTCTCGGGTTATTAGCCTTCATCGTGTTATCGCTGTTGCCGGTGCGCGGGTTAACGCCACGAATATGGACGCCGGAAGAAATTTCCCCGCGGCGACGGCTTTTTTGGGTCACCACCACCACGTTTTTTTTCAGTTTCCCGGTACGCACCGGAGCGCGGGCGATCACTTCTTCCTTAAGCACTTCGGCGCCGGCGCGCGTGGCATCACGCAGAACCTTATTGTTTTCTGCGCGGCTAAGCGCATCCAGATCCTTTGCGATGTCATTCAGCCCGGAAAAATCGAGCCTCGTATCAATCATTTTTCGGTACCCTGTTTGCAAAGAATTTCGAGTTGAATACCACGAGAATCAGGGATTGGCGGACCAATGATATTCAAAATGGCGCCCTTGAACGGGCCAGTCATAACCCTGAGTCTGGACGCAGCAGTTATATCGCTACGAAATCGTGTCCATACCCTGATAGTGGCGACTGCGGTTTCAGCACCAGCGGCTACCAGCTCGCGCCCACTAATGCCCTTTACTTCTGCCCAGGTTTCTGCGCCGTCATGCCATGTTTCAACCGGCTGGCCAGAAGGATCTCTGGATGTTGTGATGTTCTGAACCACCACCCTGTCTCTCAGTCTTCCGGCCTGCATAAAGTCCTCCTATACACCGTAAATTCGGTATGGCTGCAGCAAGGCTTCAACTGCAAACGGGACCTCTGCAACGGTCTGACCGATGGCAACTGATTCTCTGTTGGCATACCAGTGACCTATCAGCAATAACATGGCCGCTTTAACATCATCATTCAGTAGAATCGGGTCCTGGTCGTCTGCGTAGCCAGGGGAGCTTTGGTTTTCATAGAGCGTTCGCCTTGTCCATGTCTGGACGTAACGCTCCGCCGCACCGGTGTATAAAGTCAGCAGGGCATCGTCTCCGGAAAAATCGGTATCAATGCGGCAGTGCTGTTTCACCACATCAAGATCGACCATTATTTTTTCGCCTTCTTTTCCGCTTTTAATTCCGGCTGTTCCTGCTGCTGTTCCTGCTGCTGTTCCTGCTTTGCAGGATTTTCTGATTCTTCGAGCTTCGCATAACCTTTCTTGATGAGCTCGCGCCCGTGCTGTTCCAGAGTTTCCAGCGGAAGCCCTTCAGTAACGACGGTACCGCCGAAATAAATCGGTTTGAGTGCGATCAGTTTCATTTTCCCACCTGTGAAAGCGGCCCGCAGGCCGCCGTTAAGGATTACGCGCCGCCACCTGCTGCAGGCGCAGTGAAGGAGCCGTAGATGAACGCTTCAGGGCGTTTCACCGCCAGGGCCAGACGCTCTTCGCAGCGAATCGAGATCATGTTTTTCTCAAAGTCGTCGGCGTTCTCAGTGGAGATCACCACGTTGGCGTCTTCACGGTCAAACAGCTGTGCCGCAGCGTTGAATGCACCGGTCAGGAAATTGCCCTGGAATGCTGCGGCTTCGGTTGCTACCACCGGCAGGCCCCAAAGGGTAGGACCAGTCAGGGCCGCTGGGTTCGCCAGGATATAGCGGCCCAGCGTGTCTTTGGTGAGTTCAATCTTCGCCCAGTCGATGAAGTGCAGGACGTGGCCGGAAGCCGGGAAGCGTGCCAGCTGAGCCTGCAGCATTGCGAGGCGCAGATCGTCGATGCCGTTCTGTTGTTCTACGGCGAACGCAGCATCGTACGCCGAGGCCTGCGGCACGATGCCTTTCAGGTGCGCACCGGTACCGTCGCCAAAGAGAATTTCCTGTTCTTCCACATACTTCAGTCCGTAACGCATCTCGGCGTCGATAGTGGACTGCAGCTGCGCGAAGTCATCCAGAATCTGTTTGGACGCCTTGAACATGTGCGCGATGGTGGTGACCGGCGTGATCTGCGTGGCGAACTGGATATCGCTGTACGGCTTGGCGGTGCCTTCCGGCACAACTTTCGCCGCATTGGTGAAGCCGGTTTGCTGCACCCAGAAGATGGCCGGTGCTGAGGTGCGGCCAGGCGCGATCAGATCGCGGATGAAAAGGCGCTGTTTCGGTGCGGTGTCGATACCCGGCAGACGCTGCGGTTCAACCACGCCGGTGACGACATCCGTGGAAATAAGCGCGGCGTTCACCGGTACGCTGACGCGCTTACCGCCTTCCACGCTTGCCGCGAATGCTTTCAGTGCTTCGCTGCTGATGACGGTCTGGCCAACGGTCTCGATCACCTTTGCAGCGTTGGCCAGCGGCATCTGGGCAACATGTTGCTCCAGTTCGCCCATTGCGGCCTTCATGGTTTTTTCAGCTTCACGCAGCGCATTGAACTCAGAAGCCATTTTATCAACGGCAGCTTTTGTTTCTTCTGACAGCCTGCCTGACTTCTGCGCCTCTTTGAGTGCGTCTTCTGCTTTCGCGTTGAATTTGCCGGTTGCCTCTTCAATGCTGGCAGTGACTTTTTTCAGAATTTCGTTTACTTCAGACATAAAGGGTCCTTATTTGACTAACGCCGCAAGAGCGCTTTCAAGTGAATTGAGGGTTTCAGGTTTGATATCTTCGGCAGCGCCCGGCGTACCGTCGTGGGTGGTGACAGCGCCAGGCATGCCACCGGATACGGCTTTAATGAGTTTTCTGCGCTCAGAGCGCGGGGTGTTGGTTTTAGCCAGCAATGCATCAAGTTTGCGAAGCGCGGCTGCAGGCGATTCGTCGCCGTCGCTGACCGCATCAGCAGAAAGCAGGCTGTCTGCCAGTCCCTTCGCCACAGCGTCACTGCCACCGATATAACTCTCGGCGTCCATCAGTTTCTGAACGGCTACCATATCAAGGCCGGAGCGCGCCGCGTAGATGTCAGCCATAGCGGTATCGAAGGGTTCCAGTGACTGTGCCAGTTCTGCAAAATCATGGCGGTTTCCCATCGCATATACCCAGCAGTTGTGGATCATCAGGAAGGCACCGCGGCCAATCTGAATATCATCCCCGGCCATCGCAATTATCGAGGCGGCGCTGGCGGCAATGCCCAGCACCTTCACCGTGACACGGCCTTCGTATTCGCGGAGCAGGTTATAAATAGCCAGACCTTCGAACATGTCGCCGCCCGGTGAGTTGATATTCACCGTGACGTCGGCGCCGTTCATAGCCCGAAGCGCACCAGCAATACGTTTAGCTGTTACCCCTTCGCCCCAGTAGTCCTGCCCGATAACATCAAAAACAGAAATACTGTTATCGTCGGTGGCCGCCGCTTTGATCCCGCCGTCCCAGCGGTCCAGTGCGGACGGTAATGTTTCACAGGTAACGCGCGCGCATGGGCGACCCGCCGGTGCTACCGGAAGTTGTTTTTTGCTCATCAGGAAAGTGCTCCTAAGCGGCCTGTTTCAGCGGAGATTGTTCAAAGGAAATATCGGGGAATACGTGGTTATGCAGTTCTCTCAGGGCCAGAGCCTGAACAGCAGGATTGCTGCTTTCGATATTTTTCAGTTGCGTCAGGTTGAGCTGAACGGTGTAAATATCGCCCCCTTCAATTGGCGGCATGTTCTCAAGACGACGAACGTCATTACGGGACATCCAGCCATTTTGAAGCGCGCTGGTATAGTATGCCGCGCGACCGGCACTATCGGCTCGCAGTAGACCTTCAACGGAGAACTCTGCAAACACGTCATCATCGCTGTCGAGTAAGCACCGGTCAATTTCCTGCTCAATATTTACCAGCAGCGGTCGAAGGGTATGCGTCAGGAACTGCAGGTTCATCCCCTCAAGACTGGATGCCCAGCTGCTTTGTTTCGTGGTATGACCGACCATGAAAGGAGGCACGCGAAACCAGCGACAAATTTCCTCAATACTGAAAGAACGGCTTTCCAGCATCTGGGCATCTTCAGGGTTCATGGTGACGCCCTGATACTTTAACCCGCCTTCAAGTACCATAATCTTTCCGGCATTTTTAGAGCCGGTAAATGCAGCCATGTAGCCGCGAAGCCTTTCACGTTGTTCATCACTGAGAGCATTTTCAGCGGAGAGAAAACCTGAACTCTGAAGCCCCTGTTCAAAAATCTTTGCCGCAGATTCTTCAACAGCCATCGCGGCACCGATCACATCCCGGCCAGTCTTCATCGGCATCATGCCGCAAACGCCATCCAGGCCGAACCCGCGAATGTGCATGATGTTTTTGACGGGAATGACGCGCTCGTTACCGTTTTCAGTGTATTTGTATTCCAGCGCCCCGGTAGTAAGACGTTTAACCACCATGTTCTGCGGCAGCAAAGGCACCAGCGAAACCAGGCGATTTGCGATGAATTTCTTCTCAATGAAGGCGTTCCCGCGCAGGCAAATACTGGCAACCACCATCAGCATAAAGCGTGATGGAGTCATTTCTGAATTGGGACGGCGACACAGTACAGAATAAGCCGGGTGGTCGGTTGCCGCTTTACGCGAACCGTCAGGCTGTTGAACGTATATTTTCAGCGGAAGGGTTGAAATAGACTCGCTTAACAGCCTTACGCATGCCCACACAGCCGATAGCTGGATGGCTTTATCGGCCGTGACCACCTTTCCGCTGCTGCTGGTACCAAACCATTCCTCCCAGAACGTGCCGGTAGTCAGGCTGATAGGCACACCAAGCCAGTTAAGCAGAGCGCTTTTCACCCTGCCTGGCTGTTTGTTTTTTTTCATCAGAAACCTACCATGATGGGATTATTGAAGAATCCGGAGAGATCCTGCTGGTCGTTACCACCGTTAACCAGAACGCGGCTCATTGCTGTGAACAAGGCCGCAGGGCCATCAATTTTGGCCTCTGGTGTGGGCTTATTCGGGAAAATGTTCTCGTTCCGGTCAGGTTTGACGGTTACGTTGGACATCATCCAGTTCATCACCGGGTGATCGCTGTGATGGAAGCGGCCACCGTATACCAGCGCTTCGACCTCTTTCATCGCCTCAGAGAAATTGCGAACCGTCTGCGGCACTTCCACCAGCGGCAACCCTTCTTCTGCCAGCGCAAGGCTGAACTGCGTCGCACTCCACGGGTCGAAGCCAATTTCTTTCAGACTCTCGCCAGCAACCCACAGCTGTAGCTCTTCCTTAATCTGAGCATGGTCGATTACATCACCGTCGGTAAGGATCAGCTTGTCCATCCCGGCCCACTTACGATAGAGCTCTGCCATCTGGCGTGAACATTTCTCAAGGCGTCCTTCCGGTAGCCAGAATTTGAAATCCGCATGAACGTGGCCATCTGGCGCCCGCCAGACTTTAGCGGCTGCACAGATATCAATTTTGTTTGAAAGGTCAACGCCCACCCAGGAGGGATAGGTTTTAAGTTCGTGCTGCGGGGCGATAAACTCGCATTTTTCCCATTTCATCATGTCCATCCAGGCAGACTCAGCGGCAACCCAGATATTCATGTGTTTGGTGAAAAAGTTAATCCTGGCCGAAACCTGCTCTTTCGCCTTTTTAGCCAGGCGGCGCAGGTCATCCCAGCGCTTACAGATACCCAGCCCAGGATTCGCCTTCTGCCAGACTTTTTCATCAAAGGGATCGTCACCTTCATCTAAGGTGTAGATGATGGCAAAAAACGTATCGTCTTTAACCAGGCCGCGCAGGACCTTGATTGCGTAATCACGCAATTCGTAACAGATACCTTCTTTGTTGAAACCAGCGGTGGTGATACCGAAAAGCAGCGATTGCAGGCGCGCGCCGGTGGCCGTCTCCAGAACGTCCCATACGTCACGCGTTTTATGGGCATGCAGCTCGTCGACGATGGCACAGTGGATGTTCAGGCCGTCGAGGTTGTTCGCATCTGATGATAAAGGCTCGAATTTGGAGGCCGTTTGCTCCTGGTAGATAGCGAGCTTGTTGAATTCGAAGATCCGCCCAAGAGTGGCTTTCGCCTTCTTGACCATATTTTTCGCGTCTTCAAAAACAATTCGCGCCTGGTCACGGGTGGTTGCAGCGGAATAAACCTCCGCCCCGCCCTCGCCGTCAGCGCCAGCCATATAGAGCCCCACACCTGAGCAAAGTGTTGATTTGGCATTTTTACGGGCCACCTCAACATCTGCTGTACGGAAACGCCGAACCATCACCGGCCGACCGCTGCCGTCGTTACGCAGGACGGTTTCCCCCGTCTCTTCGTTCACCAGCGGGATAACAAAACCAAAAATATTAATCAGGATGAAAACATGCCAGTCCATCAGCTCAATAGGCTGGCCTGCCAGGGCGCCTTTTACGTGAGGAACAAAATTATAGAAATTCAGAATGTGCTGCGCGCGCGGCTCACTGAAGAAAATACCGCGCTCTTCGCCGTGTGCCAGATCGTCAAGAAAACGCTGGCAGGCAAGGCGCACATACTCACAGGCAATAATTTCCCCCGCCACCACCCTCTCGGCATAGCGGATGCCTTCTGCAACCTTAGCCATTAATCCCTCTCTTTCATAAACTCGGCCAGCGGGTCAACCGCATCAGGGCCTTTTGCATTCACTTTCGAGCGACTGGCTGGCGTCATGCCGAACTCACCAAGCATGGCGCGCAGACGTTTCCAGGCATCAGCTTTCATAATGGCGGCCGGGTGAGCCTTGATCATGCGAATCTCTCGCTCTTTACCTTCGTCTGGCTCTTCGTCGCTATAAACGGCGTAGGTGTAGCCTTCTCTCTCCAGCGTGTCGCAGTGGTGCCGGTATTCGGTATATGCCTCAACTAGCAACTCAAGGGCTCTGGCGTCCAGTTGGGACATCACACCAATAGCATCTAGCTCGTCGGCCATCCGCTTGAACCAGTATTTCCCCTGCTTGTCGAAATACTTCGGCGTTGGGGGCACCCATGCGGCTGGCTTTGGTTCGTTCTCATTGATCGGGCGTTTTGATGGGTTACCCCTCACCAAACGTAGATGGGTCGGGGTTTTCGGCGGTCCAGACATAATCGAAAACTCCTATTAATCATCGAATGGGGGACCCCATAAAAAAGTTTTCTAACCTGCGGCGATGTGAAAAGAGGTTAGGCGGCGGTCCTTTGGGGCAAAGGTTTTGAAGATTTGATCCCCCCCCTGCCCTGATGCGATTCATTCTCATTTGATGTAATTGCATTTGAAATGATTTCACATGATAGATAATCGACTTGCCGCCGCCGCGCTATGCCGAATGTTTGTCTACCTGTTCGAGTTTGTGATCGCCTTTCCCATACTCGGACCACACATGTCCTGAGACGGTCAATGTCGGTACGTCCTCGCCTACGGTGTGGGAGAACTGGATAGACGTTACGTGCTTCATCTCCACGCCATCAATCGCCAGCTGAACAAACTTACCGTCTCGGTATTCAATGATGAGGTCTTTCATTATGTCCTCCAGTGAGACGCAGGATCGAGCGGGTAGCCGTTTGCATCACAGCCTATTACCACGCCGCTCTTCTCCATTCTCTGTTTCGTTGAGTCATGATGCGCTTTGCACAGTAGTGGCTGTTACGGGATCGTACCGATAATTCGCATCCATCCGCTATGCAGGCAGCATGGGCGTGCGGAAGCCCTGAACCATGTTTCGATTCAGTCATCTTCACCTCGTTACTTAATTTCTGTTCAGGCGCTCTCGTGCTGTCTTAGCTTTATGGCAGCCGCGGCAAATTAATTCCAGATTAGAAAGGTCGTCAGTGCCACCGTGAGCTTTCGGCTTTATGTGGTCCACCGTCTCAGCTGGTGTATACCTTCCATTCCGCAGGCATTCCTGGCAAAGGTGTTTATCTCTTTCGAGAACGATTTGGCGCAGCCTGTCCCACTTGCTGCCATAACCTCGCTGATGTCTGCTCTGTCCTCGCTGATGCTGCTGCCAGCCTTCGTTAAGGTGTTTGGGACAATAGCCTGAGCGGTATGTGGTTGTGCCAGGGCAGCCGCGTTTTCTGCATGCCCTCGGTATTAACGCAGGCATCAAGCTAACCTCCACGCCCGGCGGCGTTCTGGTTCATGACCAGCTTGTAAATCTCTAACTGGAATTTCTGTTCTTCAGTCATGGGAATAATCTCTGCCATTGTTGGCTCCGTTTATCCGTTAAAAGGGATATCAGTTAAGTTATCCCGTGTAGGGTATAAGCTATTGTCGAGACCACTCATTGAATGGTCTCTGCAATAACCGATGTCTTTCCATCAGCCCGCCACCACAAAGAATCTTTTTTGCCATAAGGCTGGAGGTTCATCTTTCAGTGGATGCCAGTGTTATTTCCCCACTTACTGGCTTGGGTTGCTTCGTGGTACTGCCGTAACTGGTGGTGCACAGATTTAGTTAAATCTGTTCTCGCCTGAACTATCTTTTACATACCAGGATTGTGGGGATGTAAATCACGGTTTCATTATCAAGCCCACCCGTAGATAGGCTTTGTAATGACTTACCCCAGCTTTGCTCGCACCAGCGCATCTTTAGCTTCGAGCAGCTTGCGGAGACCTGCTGACTTTTCAGCACTGTCCGGCAGTGATTCATCCATCAGTGTCGCAAGGTCACCGATTGGCTTACTTACTTCCTGCAGATGCGCAGGGAGGTGTTGATAAGCGAAATACTTCATGATTGGAGATGACATTATTTACCCTCGGGTAGTAAAAAGCCTCGCTATTACGAGGCTATGATTGTTCATTTCAGGCACTGCGTGTTGATGTATTCCTGCAGCGCTCTCAGTGATGTTTGGTCGCTGATGATTCCGGATCTGATACCGAGAACGTTTCGTCCAGCAACTGGAGAGAGTTCGACGGTGGCATCATTGCCCATGCCGGAGGCGCTGGAGGCTTCGACTGAGGATGGCACAGGGCATTTTCCTTTGACGAGCACCCTGCCACCATTATCAAGCTTGCGCCGAAGAGCATCATTTTCAGCTTTCGCATCAGCTAACTCCTTCGTGTATTTGGCATCCAGTGCAGCGACATCACGCTGGCGGGTCTGCATATCTTTGATGGTGGCATTAGCCAGGCGGAGGTTCTTTGTGGCTTTATCGCGCTGGTCTTTGTAGGTGATGGCGTTGTCGCGGTAGTGGTTAATGGCCCAGGCCATGGAAACCAGCAGGCAGATAACGACAGCGCAGATGATTGCGGTTAATCGGCTCATTTCTGGCCCCACTCGCAGACTTCACGCTCAATCTCGCGCCGGGTGATCAGCCCCTTCCACTGCTTGCCGCCAGCATAAGTCCAGCGCTGCAGTTCTTTACACGCACCCGGAACATCACCGGAGTTCAGCTTCTTCAGCAGCGTCGAGCTGGCAAAAGCACCAGAGCCAACGTTATAGGTGAAGGAGTAAAGCGCGGCGCGGGTTGGCTCAGGGATGCGAACCTTGATCAGCGGGTCGATGGCGCTTGCCACCTTTCGCAGATCTGCCTTAAGCAGGTTGTCACACTCTTTGTCGGTATATCGGTGACCGCGGCGAATGTCGGTACCAGTGTGCCCATCGCAAACGGTCCAGACGCCGACCACATCCTGATAGGCGTAATAACGCCGACCTTCGAGTCCATCCGCATTGCCCAGCATTACTGCAGCAATAGTGATTGCCCCTGATCCGCCAACAATGGCACCCACCAGCTTATTCCTCAACGTTGGGTTCATCTCGGCTCCTGCTGCGGCGGTTGTCTTCGCGGATTTTGAAATAGAGATTTGTCAGATACGTCATTACGGCAATGATGATACCCACCAGCACGCCGATAGCGTTCCACTGCTCGGGGCTGTAGGCATTCAACATGCCGTTTAGGATGCTCCAGGCTGAAGCGCCATAGGCAGCACCAATGGTTAGTTTGTCCATGCGATACATACTCTCACCTCGCTTTGTGCTAGTGCTGTTGCTAGGAATAAAAAAGGCCGCCGAACGGCAGCCTTGTATTGATTGATAGTTTCCGGAGCTTCTTTCTCGCTAGGAAAGCAAAAAATTAAACAATCCTTAAGAATAGCCAGTTGATGCAAAAAATAATTAGCTTTTCAAATAGTTTTTAGCTGTTACCATTTCCACTAAGTTATGGCTTTACCTCTTTGTGGATAAAAGAAAGACAAGCGGGTATGAGATTGAGTCGTTATTGCGGAGAGGGGTGATGTCGTTCTCCGCGTTTTTTTGGCTCGAAGCGATTTAGGCCACAAAGAAATAAAAAAAGCCCAAGGCGTTAACCTCGGGCTTGAATTTTTTTGGCTTCGGAACGACTGAACGTATTCCCAGCGTTAGAGATGAATCTATACAGTTTTTCCGCGAAATGCAATACCTATTTCCTATATATTTTCAACATTAGGGAAAATTATTTTCATCTCGTTACTTTTGAGAGAATGGAATCAGCCATAGACTCCTGTTTATGGCATTCGGCGACCAACTCCTCAAATAGCGGCTGAAGTTGCTCATATGCCGCCGTTTTCTTTATCTCCGCAACAGTATTAACGCCCTCAATTACCGTTGAGAACTTAAGCCTGGCGTAACCTCTACCACCGCAGCGGTCGCAGGCTTTCATTACTGGAACGCCCTGGCGATCGCTTTCTGCCTTGTCCAGCACCTTACCTTTGCCATGGCAGCGACACGAATTGCTGATAACGCCTTTTCCGTTACACGGCTTGCACTTAACTCGCACCACCTCACGCGCCTGTGTCCAGCTCTCCCAGTCGCTTGGGCGAACGGCACGCGACATTTTCGACCAGTAAGGCGGTTTCCCCCATGGGTATGAGACCTTGTTGGTAAACACTTGCGCCTCTGTAAATCCGCCACCATCACAGCAATCACATTTTCGAGTGCTGGCAGCACTTCTTGAATAATCCTGGTATGCAAAAGCGCAGAGAACCTTAAGCACGCCTGACCGAGCTGATTCATCGAGTTCAGACAGTGCTCTGAATTTACCTGATAACTTACGTGCCTGCTCATAGAGTCTCTCCAGTGCTATATCTGGGCTGCTAATGCCGATTTTCGAGAGGTAAAGATCGAAACCAAACCCGCACTTGTGGCCAGCAAGGCCAAGCGCCGCCATAACGTCAGTGCCGGTGAGACTGTCTGATGCGGTTGCGCGAGGAGAGTCACTGAACATCGGTGATTTAGGCGCAAAGTATTTAGCGATTGATTCGAGGTTCATTATGCGGCTTCCTTCTGTGGCTGGTGGGTTTTGGTCTGGCTGTGCTTTGCTATTGGCGGCAGGTTGGCGCGCTTAACGCTTTCTGCCTGGTAGCGGATAATCTGGTCACGTGTCATTCGTCCACCCTCTCGTTCTGCCAGAGAGGAAGTGGTGACTTATCCCCAGCGCGGCGTATGCGGGATTTGGCGTTCTTCTCAATCTGAATGAGTTTCTCGATATTCTGACGGCGCTGCTTTTCTTCCCGGCGGAGATATTTCACGTTCTCCATATAGCGAGACTCCTGGTCGCAGAGCGTCATCAGGAAGTCAAAAGGCTCGATCAACGTTTCGCACTTCCTGCAGCGTAAGGTCCGGTCCTTTTCGTTAACCCAAACGGTGGAGTGCAGGCACATTACCTTCTGTCCTTCGCGCTGAATAACGAGCCCATCCTGTAGGTCGTTATTCTTTGACGGGAAAGCGACAACCTTGCCCAGTTCAATTTCTGTTTCTGTGCTCATGCGGCCTCCCGTTGTTTCAATGCTTTGAGTTTGGCGCGGTACTCATCGCGGATCCGGATGAAATCTTCCCGGCGGTAGTTGGTCATTTCGTGGGGGCCATTGAGCCAGTCGACGTATTCCTGTCCGTAACGAGCAACCAGACCGGCTTCGTATTGCTGCGCTACGGTCGCCTCCTTGGCGGTGTACTTTCCGGCACCGGCATTACACGATTTGCACTGCTTATGGGCGTTGCGCTCTTCAAAGCGAAGTTCTGGGTTGGCGCCGACCGTTTTGAAGTGGCCGCAGTCCCACTGGCCGCCATGTAAATCAGGTGGATTGGTCTCTCCGCAGCTGATGCATGGCAAATCAGCGTCACGCGCTCGGATGTAGGCGTTGAACGCCTGCTGAGCCTGCGCCTTGTAGTAACCGGCAGGCCGAAGCTCTGCCAGCCGTTCCTTGCGGCGTTTGCGACCGGCCTTCTCGGCGTCCTTCTGCTCCTTGATGCGCTTAGCAGCGGCTTTCACCTTCTCCTTTTCGCGTTCTTCCATTGCGAGGATTGTGCCGTGCTCAGGGCTGCACCAGCGGATCCGGATGTCGTGGAATTTAGGCACGAAGTATTCACCGCATACTTTGCACTTACGGCGGGATGGTTTACGCATGTTCACCGCCTTGCACCTTTACCAGCGTGAGGTTTCCGCAGAACACGGCGCCGGTGTCGATGTACATCTGGTTGGCAAACTTGAGTGGTTTCACTGCTGGCGTATGACCAAAGATGAACGTGTCCGCTCCTTTGATTTCTTTTACGATCCCGTCTTGTGAGTTGCTGATTCGTTCGCGGTTCCAGATTACCTGCTGATGATCAACTGGCTTTCCAAACTCGTATTCGTCACAAGGATAATCGGCGTGGCAGATGACATATTTTTTACCTTTGCTCACCAGTTCAATGATTAACGGAAGTTCATCTGCTTTATGGGCAAGAGCTTTAGCCAGAATTTCTTTGTCGTAATCGAGATTAAAGAACCAGCCACCGCCATTAAACAGCCAGTGATTAACGTTTCCACGCTCTGATAAGCCATCAACCATCATTTGCTCATGGTTTCCACGTACAGCTCTGAACCAGGGGAATGTGATTAATTCCAGGCATTCGACGTTCTCTGTACCGCGATCGACCAAATCGCCAACCGAGATAAGCAGGTCTTTTTTGGTGTCGAATCCTATCGTCTCCAGTTTTTTCATCAGGTTCGTGTAGCATCCGTGCAGATCGCCAACTACCCAAATATTTCGGTATTTGCTGCCATCAATTCTTTCGTAATAGCGCATCTCTTTCACTCCATCCGCGATGAACCATAAGAACGTCGTTGACGATGGCGTGCATTTTCCCGTCTTTATCATCAACGTATTTTCTGACCGTACCGCGACTACATTTCAGTCTGCGTGCTACTTCTGTCTGGTTTCCGTATGCTTCAACGAGCATGTCTGGAATGGTTTTTACTGAGAACGTCATGCGGCCTCCAGTAGCTCTGTAATCATTGGCAAACTCCCGCATGTTTCAGTCACAACCAACACAAGCATTCCACCTTTAATCGCCTGATAGCGCTTGATGCGCATATCGTCTATCTGACCGTCATCCAGCCAGAAGCCCGCACTGGTGAGTGCGTCAAAAACGGCTTTGGGCAGATTGTCCAAATCTCGTTTGCGGTTATCGGGAGGTGCTGCGTGGATGGTTATTCTGATGCGAGGTGTGATTTTGATGTCTAGCTGTTGTTGCTGGATTATTTCGATTACTTCTTTTCGGTATCTCTTCCCCCAGTCGCTGATGTAGTGGATCCCTCTTGAGTGTCGCCAATATCGGTTGTTTGAAGGAGGCCACGGCAATTTTATTCGGTAGGTTTTCATGACTTAATCTTCCCCTCCTTCAGCAGTATCGCCTGCGTCCTGATCACGCCTTCGAGGTGGTAAAGTCTGGCGTCTTTGTTGTCGAGATTATGGATGCGTCGGTCGATTTCATCGTGACACGCGCTACAAGCCCATGCTCCGATCAGGTCGTCAGGTTTCATTCCCGTTCCGCAAATTCCAGCCATCCGGTAATGTGCCAGAACTGTAGTTTCAGGATTGCCATTGCATACGCCGTAAATACGTACCTGGCATTCTCTGCCACGTGCTTCTTTGCGTAGATTAGCCATTTACCTTCCCTCGCAATTGAAGAATTGACTGAAGGTCTTTTTTAATAAATATGCGAGTGCGAATTGAGCAGTAGTTTTCCTTCATTCTGGCGTAGTAATAGTCCTTTCTTTGCTTAAGTTTGTTGGCATCCGCTGTCATCCAGTCTTTTACAGCAAACTTAATTAACCAGCGGTAACAGAGATACCATTTCAGGTAATCACTCATCGTCTTCTTCCTCGTACATTGAGCTATTCGGATCGCTCATCAGTTCTGCGCAGCAGTGCTCACACACGTGAACTTCCAGCACATGCAGCTTCTGGCCGCAGTTAGCGCACGTTAAAGCCCGCTCGACGCTTTCTTTCTGGTATTGAAGGGATTGGGATGGGCTAAGCATTATTGGCGTCCTGCATCATGAGAAAGACAATCATGGCGGCGCGGAGTGGATTAGACTGATACTGAATTCCGAACTTTTGACAAGATGAAATCGCATCACACCACTCGTGATATTCGCCTTCATATCTCGTATCGGTACTATCAAACATTATGCTGATTTTGTTTTCAGTGATAATTGGCCACGCATATTCAGGATTATTGCAAGGATTGAAGCAATTTCCGTTTGAAGAACGGAAGCCATTAATATCCCTTTTTTGCGTCTGCCAAATAGGACCTCTTTCGTCAGTTGGGAGCTCAGAATCGAAGTCTGCTTCGTCATCAGGTATGAAGAAATGCTCCTCCATATCTAAAGCCTCACATACTCGTCTGTTAATTTCAAAATCACTTAACTGTGAATAATCCATTGTCATTTCCTCGCACGATGTCTTAGCCACCGGATATCCCACAGGTGAGCCGTGTAGTTGAAGGTTTTTACGTCAGATTCTTTTGGGATTGGCTTGCGTTTATTTCTGGAGCGTTTCGTTGGAAGGTATTTGCAGTTTTCGCAGATTATGTCGGTGATACTTCGTCGCTGTCGTCTCATTCGTACCTCCTGTCGGTAAATCTGACACCCTGACCAATAGCCCATGCTGTTGTGTACTCGATCAGACTTGCCATACGCTTCACGCTCATCTGCGCGCTGCTTTCGCGAATGTTGACGTATTCGCCTTCAAGGCCGGGCAAAACATCAGCTTCCTGCTTTGTTGCCACTGCATGACCGCTTATCAACAAAACCTTCCATTGTTCTGGTTTTAACCATTTGCCGCACCATTGAACCTGACTTGCGATATCCGCCAGCATCGCGTGAAATTTTGCGTTCTGGTCAAGGTTGCGCTTGTAGTCAGTAATGCGGATGGTAACTGGCTTGTCTTTATCGAGTGGTGTTGCGAGGATGGCGGTGATTGCGGCTTGCTGTTGTTGCTTACTCCTGAGGAAAATTGTCTGTTTCATGGAATTCCTCAATATGTGTAAAGGCTATATCCGTTTTTATTTGTCCTGGTGCCATAGCCATATAGGCTCCAGTCATCCTGTTTTCTCTCACCAAAAATATGCTTGCGGTATTCTTCCTGCTGGCGTCTCCATATTTCCATCATGTCTGGCTGGTTCTTTTCTCGCATTTTTCGAATCTGCTCAAGGATGAACTCTATTTGCTGCTGATTTGTCATGCTCACTCCTTTACTTTAAATCCAGACTCCGAATAATTCTGTTGCGCTGAAACTCATTGTTGAGTTTGAACAACCGTCGAAGAACACGGTCACGCGGATAGCGTCGTGCAGCAGGTGAATGCTCATACAACTCATCAATCGGCAAACTGGACGATGAACGATACCGATACCAACGCACCAACTCTTCACGAAAATTAGCCCTGACAAGCTCAGCTATCGTACTCATTTCTTAAAGCCTCCAATTCCCTCTCCCCCAAATAAAAAGGCCTGCGATTACCAGCAGGCCTGTTACAAGCTCAGTGATGTAGATGGTCATCAGAATCCTCCTTTCTTCTTGGACTGCGGTTCCTCGCGTTCACGTCGGCGCATTTCAGCAGACTGTTGGTCTGTGTCATAAATAGCGCCATTTGCCTGAATGCAATACACCGTGCCGGTATTGCCATGACGATTGAGACGAAGGATTAGTTCGGTTTCACCAGGTGGAACACTGTCATCAAAAGCGCCTTCACGATGGATCCCAACCCAATAATCGCAATCCTGTTCAATCTGCCCTGTATCGCGCGAGTCACTTGGTAATGGGCGTTTATTGGTTCGGCTTTCCAATGCGCGGTTAAGCTGTGTCAGAAGCACAACAACGCAATCAAGCTCTTTGGCAAGGTTCTTCAATCCTTTGGTGATCATGCCGTAAGCAAGGTCGTTGCGATCGGCCTTCTCAGCAGTCATTAGTGTCAGGTAATCGACCAGAATCATGCCAACGCATCCTTTTTCTCGCTTGATTCGACGGCTTTCGCTGACGATTTGAGCCAGAGATAATCCCGGCGTGTCGTCGATGTAAAGCAGGTCGATTTCACTCAAGCGATTGGCTGTTTCGATCGCCCTGTTGAAGTCACCATCGTAATCACCCTGATAGCCGTCATCAGCGTCATTTGTCGCCGGAAGGTAAAAAATATTCGGGTTAACACCTGACTTCTGTCCTACCAGTTTTTCCAGTATCTGGTCACCTGGCATTTCAAGGCTGAACATCAGAGCGGGCTTTTTCTCATGCACCGCACAGTTGATTGCCATCTGGCTGTATAGCGTCGTTTTCCCCATCTTAGGGCGAGCGCCAATGACGAACAGAGAGCCTTTCACCAGACCTTTCGGTGACAGCATCCTGTCCAGCGATGGGATCCCTGTGCTCATTCCTCGTTGTTCGCCTGACGGGTCAAATCGCTTCTCAAGGTCGCTAACCCAGTCTTCCATGACCTCACCAAATGAGCGAAGGCCGCGACGCGATCCGGTTTTTGCATGGTCTGTCAGTTGCGTGAAAATCGCCTGAATAGCTTCGTACTTCTGCGTTGCAGTCATTCCGTTGCGTGAATAGAGCAATTCCGTCGCTTCAGTCATGCGGTTAATGGCGTAGCGTTCCATTGCGGTTTCACGAACCTGCATTGCATAGGCAACGATGTTTGCGGCGCTTGGCGTGTTCTTTGCGATCTCAGCGATATAAGCAAAACCGCCAACAGACGCCGTTAACGATTTACGCTCCAGTTCATCGAAAAGCGTCAGGCCATCTACTGGCTTTTGCTCCCGGTGCATTCTGGTTATTTCTTCGAAAAGGATTTTGTGTGGTCGGCTGTAAAATGAATCAGGCTTCAGCATCGCCAGAACTTTCTGGACGCGCTCACTGCTGTCATCATCCAGAAGCAATCCACCAATCACCGCCTGCTCAGCCTCGATGCTATGGGGCGGCGCATAAAAATTATCGGTCATCGTGTTCACCCTCACGAACTTTCAGGTAGGTATTGTCGTTAAGCAGGAAATCAAATCCCTTTTTGTGCCAGACGGTTCCGCGTTGATGGTTTGGGCGTTCTTCGAACATCCATCGGCAATTTTCGCCTACGTAGCTCAAATAATTTCTCCAGTCCTGCATCGTGAACCCATGCCCGTCAAGCTGGCGGGTTATCACTCCGGCTTTGCGCCAGAACGTTCGGATCTGGTTTTTACGCTTGTCATTCAGTGCGCGGATTCTTGGCGCTTCAGGAAGGATTTCGTGGTAAGCATCGACAACATCCTGACAGCTGACGGAAGGTTTTTTCTTGTCAGACTTTTTGTCTGCTGTGGCACTCTCTAATACGTCAGTATTAGAGATATTATTTATATTATTGTTTATGGACAACCGTTGGACAACCGTTGGACAATCTCCGCTGAGAGCCGCGCAATTACTGGTGTTTGCGTTGGACAACCGTTGGACAACCGTTGGACAATTTTTTGCCTGAAAATCGTCATATTTAACGATTGTAAACAGGCTAAATTTCTTCCCCATCGAGCAAATATTAAGCATCCCTTTCGACTCAAAAGTCCGCAATAAGCTCCGAACTTTGTTGTCGGGGATGAATGTTTCTCTGACCAGCGACGGGCGTCCAGTTATCATCTGACCGCGATCAACAGTTATCGGCCCGATATCCGTATTGACGACAGTAGATTCGTGATTAGCCTTGAGGATTAAGTGAAGCCAAAGATGTACTGCCTGAGAGTCCTTATAGAGCCTGCTGTCCATAAACTGGCGGTGTATAGAGACATACCCCATACTGGATGCCTCCTGATGTTGTACAGGGTTATGCCTGTAATCAGCTAACTTAACGACGCCCATGTTTCACTCCTGCTTTGGCTAGTCTGTAAACACCAACAAGGCGCTCTGCGAACGCCCTGTTATTTGCTGCGGCTACCACTAATCCCTCAGGTGAATCAGGGTGTCGAATCTCTTCTTTTTCCTGGTATTTCTTACGACGTTTTGTCATAATTACTCCTGTGGATTGATCCAGTAATTACCTCAGAATTGCATATCAATTTGCTTAAAATCCTCGGTGGCGGCCGGGGATTTTTTCTTTGTGATTTCATCAAGCGCATACTTAAAAGCCCTGCTAATCGGACTGATGTCTGATGCCATTCCGAAAGCACACAAGACCGAAGCAATAAATCTCCAGTCCGTTCTGCTTATCTTCGATTCATGACAGCCAATCATCTTTGCCAGACCGCGCTGGGTAAGCGTTGACAGGTTGATGAGTAAATCAGTTTCAGCGCGATCAATTTCTCGCTGTGTTGGCTTGCTGTAACTTGCTTGTGTCATTTCTTAATATTTCCAATAGTGAATAGTTAGTTGAAAGGTATGCGTGGAAACGCATATGACCTTAGTTGGTCAGATATCTTGGGGCTCGCTTTGTCAGCGACGTAGGACGAATGTCCATTGTGAAAAGAGCGGTGTTACTTATGCTGCTGATGCTCTACGCGATACGAACACCAGGTTTTCCTTTTTCACGGGTTTATAGGCCGTGAAATTACGAGTAGCTTCTTCGATTGCATTCGCTTTATCAGGGGAAGCTCTTCGAAATCCATATGCAATCTGGTCAAGATAGCCAACTGAAGTTTTCGCTAATGCGGCGAGTCGCTTCCATTCCTCACTAGAAGCCTCTTTTCGCCAGCGTAGTAGTTCATTACTCATTAGTGCCTCCGTTTATCATACAGAATAACTTTACCATTTTGATAAATCAACCGCAATGTAAATTTATCATATTGCGTATTTATCCATTTGCTAAATAGAGGGAAAATTGTGAGATGGAAAACAAAGATATTCGCAAATCGAATCTGGCGTTTTTGCTAGATGAGCATAAAAAAATCGCGGGTAACACTAATGCAAGCTTTGCCGATAAGCTTGGGGTTAGCCCTTCTCAACTCACGCAAGTCTCCGGTGAAAAAAGCACTCGAAACATAGGGGATAAACTAGCAAGAAAATTTGAAGCCGCACTTGGGTTACCTAATGGGTGGCTTGATTTGGTACATGATGTAACACCAATTGCATCATGCTCAGATTCTTTAACTTTTGTCGGTCAGGTAAGAAAAGGGTTAGTGCGCGTGGTTGGTGAGGCAATTCTTGGTGTTGATGGTGCCATCGAGATGACCGAAGAGCGCGATGGGTGGCTCAAAATTTATAGCGATGATCCAGATGCCTTTGGCCTTCGTGTGAAAGGAGACAGCATGTGGCCTAGAATAAAATCAGGAGAATATGTACTCATTGAGCCTAACACCAAAGTATTCCCTGGTGATGAGGTGTTTGTCAGAACCGTTGAAGGACACAACATGATTAAGGTTCTTGGCTATGACAGAGATGGAGAATACCAATTTACAAGCATCAACCAAGACCACAGGCCAATAACGTTGCCTTATCATCAAGTAGCAAAGGTGGAGTATGTGGCTGGTATTCTGAAGCAATCTCGCCATCTGGATGACATCGAGGCAAGGGAGTGGCTGAAAAGTTCGTGACTTCATCGTCCCATAGCTGATAGCCAGTGGCCTGAAGAGACGTTTGGATGATTTTAAGGAAATATCTTCATGAGAGAAGAAAAAATAATAACAATCTACACAACGGCGGTAAAACCCGGGCTGGCAATCACTCCTTTTATGACACCAGATCCTATAATAGTGTCGGAAGAATACCCTTGTTCCGGCTCATTTTACCTAACTGCAATAATGTACTTCGAGCACGAAAAAAAATACACTACCGAACTTGATGTCGTATTCAATGGAGAATCGGTTTTACCTGATATCTCTAGCAATCAAGAGCAACTGCAAACATTTATGTTTTCTCCTGTCAATGAAAAATATGTTGTGGTTGGCACATATCTTTTCGTTAAAAACATCAAACTTATAGAAACAGGAACATATGACATAATTTATCGCATCTTTGAAGACATTGATGGTAATCTTAGCGAAGTTATTGATGAAAAAAAATGCGCTCTTATTTCAACCACCCCGAACAGAGATAAGGAATGAAACGACATCTGTACGCTGTGCCTCTTGACAGGAGTAAAGTTGATAATTTTCCACATAACCACCATAATGATGAGACATATGGTGGTGGTAACGGTGGAGGTGGTGACATGTTACAGCGCATAAAAATTCTTGAAGATAAAGTCGCAACCATGGCGACCGACATCGCTGTAATTAAGTCTAACTATGCAACATCTGCCAATGTAGAATCTGTTAAAACAGACATAGCTAATGCAAAAGCAGAACTTCACAGCGCAATGAGACTCCAAGCCATGGCTATTATTGGTTCAGTTCTTGCAGCCGTTGGAACTGGTGTTGGGTTAATAATAAAAATGATGCCATCACTACCTCACTAAGAATCTACACAACCCGGCCTCAGCGCCGGGTTTTCTTTGCCTCTCGATCCCCCACCTAAAAAACATAACTCATTGTATTTATTGAAAAACTGATTGATACAACTTGCTAAACCACGCAATCCAGATCTCCCTCAAATCTCTTTATTTATCCTGTCGAATTCCTACAACAAAATAAAACACCATAAGAATCAATACGATATTTGAAAATCAAAAGAATTTATCATTTTGCTATTGCCATTAATTTATCATTCCGATAAAGTTTGCCCATCAGCAGGACGCACTACTCACCAGGGCGGTGAATATACAACGATTCGAATATGAATCTACGGCGCTGACAAAGCGCAATAACCAAAGTGAACTTTGGGGTGTGGTGAAGCCAGCTAGTCACTGGCAAGTGCTTACCTACTGTTGAGCGGTGAAGCGCTCCCAACGCTAGCAATAGCGTGGACGAGATGGGGAGCCGCGGGCGATAAGGCCGCCATAACGCGCACGTTGTCGCATGGAAAAATCACTGGGGTGCCGGTTATACCCCTCCGAATGAGACTCAACAAGCTGGAGCTAGACTACCAGCCACCACACCACCAAAGTTCATCAGGAGGTCTATATGACACGCAGAACTCAGTTCAAAGGCAATTCACGTTCTCGTCGTCGTGAGCGTTTAAAGGCAAAGGCATTAGCTAACGGCGTACTGGCCCGCGAAGAAGCAATAAGTTCAGAAGTATTACACCGCCCTACTCTAAGCAGAGCGCAGATTCAGGCTAAAGGTACTCACGAAACGCCTGAGCGCATAGAAGACGCTAAGCCAATTAAGTTCATGGCACAGGACGTGATCTGGCAACAGAAAGAATACAGACGCAATCTGGAGCGAGCGGCCATTGTGTACGCGAATGAGTTTGGACATAAGCAACCAGAAACTGGTGTATGTCTTCCAAACGTAGCCATTTACGCGGCAGGCTACCGGAAATCAAAACAACTGACGGCGAGGTGACTTGTGTTGGTCGCCAGAAAATGAAATTAGGCAGTAAGCTACTGTATGAGGGGTGAGATATGCATAAATGTCAGTTCTGTGGATACATGTTTGAATCAAATGAAATGCAACGTATTTCGTTAAACCTTATCGGTAGGCCATACAACATTTGCCTAGGATGTAGCGAGAAATACAAAAACAAAGACATGTGGGACGACAATAAAAACGATATCGACTGGAATAAAGTGCCATGTATTGATGATAGTTAAAAATAATTATGCCGCATAGTCGGCCTTCTTTTGGCATAAACAACAGAATAAACACTGCACTGAATTATTTGAGGTGAGATATGACAAAATCATGGAGCGTACCTTTTCCTGAATCAGAAACTGAACATGATGGAATGCCTGTTTTCTGGAGATTCCAGGCGACAGTTGAAGAAGATGGGATAAAAATATTCGCACTTCAATATATAGCTTTTCATCAGACAGAGCATTATGCATGGTTGGTTCCTGCGCATTGGATTGTTAATTTTAAACCAGCACCAAATCAGTGGTTACAGGAATGGAAACAAAGGAGAAATAGATATGCAATTAAGAAAGTAGCAAAAAATGCAGAAAGATCTTTTGCATTCCCAACGAAGAAACTTGCCATTGAAAGTTTATTGCGCCGGAAGAAGTACCATTTAATGAGAATCAAACAAGATTTGGCTGTTGTATCAACTCTTGTTGATGGGATGAAGAATATTGATACATCAACACCAGATATTGAATATAACTTTGGACACAACCAAGAAACAGAAAATTGGGTATTTTATTAG